CAGGAGGCTAGGATGCCGCGCGTTGCAAAAAGAGGCAATACTGACGGGTTTTATTTGGTTCAGGAAGGCGATGAAGTTTGCCTGATGCTTGACGGGTTTTATGTGGCCGTAATCAAAAGCGGAGGCATGGAGTTGGTTCCGCACTGTTATTACAAGCTTCACAAACACGGAATTGCGCACACAAAAGAAGAAGGTCGCATCAAGATTGACCATGGAAAGGACGACTATCTAGGACGGGTATGGATGCACTGCGAAGAAGGTTTAACCCTAACCAATGCAAGTATGGGTAGGTTTTTGACGTGGTGCCTGCTAAACCGAGTGGAGATTGGCGAGATTTACCCGTTCAATATACAATACAAGGGAAGCGTTGTTATCGCATCAGTAAGGTTGAAGCCTGATCAATTTGAGGCGTTTGAACGCGAGACTGGCGGAAAGCTGCGCAAGCCGCCAAAGATCGTCCTTAGTTGATCACACCCACGCCATGCTCACCTTAGCCCTGCGCATGATAGGCTCCAAGGCATAGCGCAGGGCATCAATCCAATGGTTGTTCGCGTCAACCAGAACCGGCAAGATAGCGCCGGAACGCTCATCTTTTTTCCAGCTATACAACCGGAACTCGCGCGCAGTTTCAGTGCATCGCGGATGGATTACAACGCGGTCAAACGAGCGGATGAACGCAACGCCAGCTTCAACGCTGCCCTTGCCCTTAGCCGCGCCGGATGCCTTGGGAAGCCCGTTCCTGCGCACGAGTGACACGAGGTCAGGCCGAGCGCTATCCCATCGCATATCGTGCGCACCAGCTTCCGGCATGGCACTTAGGACGCGATTGGCAATGTCGTTCACTTCGATCTTTCGCCCGCCTGCCTCTTTCTCGATATACAGCACCTTGCCGCTAATCCATGCCTTGATTGCGGCAGTCGGGTCTTGCGAGTAACCAAAGTCGCCGCCAAAGTAAGGACCGTCCCAGTTAGAGGCGGGTTCAAACTCCTCAACCGAATACCGCCCGTTGAACACCTGCGCCTCTGTCAGGGTCAGGAATTCACCTTCCCAGACATGGCCGTATGTGTCTGTCCGATATTTCAGGTCAGCCAGTCGCTCTTCGTTTAGGCCATCGGGGAACCAGGGGTTATCGGACCAGTTGCACTCGACAATAACCATGCGGTTAGGATCGTAGTGCTTGCGGAACCGTTGATGTGTTGCGCTTTCTTCGCTTTCAGGGTTCCACGTTACCCAAATCTCTGACCCTTCCTCGCGCATGACTGTTGCGACCAGTTTGCGCCATGCGACCTCCGAGACGTTTTCGGCCTCATCGATCCAAGTCAACAGAACACGCGCCTTGGACTTGATACTGTCCAGGTTGTGCCTTAGCCCGGCGAAAAGGTAGCTGATCCGGCGGCACTTGGTGCGGATATATTTCTCGCCGATGTCGAATTGCGCGACAAGCCAGTCGTCGGATTGAATGGCCGTCTTGATCTCGGCCATGGAGCTATCATCAAGGCTATTCTGAAACTCTCGCCCGCACAGGATCACGCCGCGCAATCCTGCATCGGCCATCATCACAGCCCATATCGCGGTCATCTTGGCGAAGCTGCGCGTCTTGCCTGACCCTCGCCCGCCGTAGCTGCCACGATACGCCACAGCGCCGCGCGGCATGGCAAACACCGGCACTAGGACGGCTGGCAATTCAACAGGTGCGGTTGTCATGGTTTAGGGGTAGCAAAAAAAGCGCCGGGATGCAAAGAAAGGGCTTGCAAGGTGGCGAATCATGTGGCATACATAATGCAACAGAAGGAGATACACCATGTTCCGCACCACTGACACGATCACCGTAATCGATATGGATGCAAACGTCCTTGCAAAATTTTACGGATACGATTGCCCTAGTGTTTCGGATATTTTTGCAAAGATCAGCAACGCAACTCGAATTATCTGCCGCAATCGAAAAGGCGAAGTTCGGCAAACCTTTTGGAGATAAAAACGGCCCTTCGGGGCCGTTACTCATTACAGCGCATAGAAAGCCACCTGCAGCCACGCAAGCCTTCTAGGCGCCGCGAACCTAACAAACCCCGTCAACCGCCTTCCTTGGCCTTCTTTGGTGCCACAGCGACCAATTCAATCCTAGTAGGGGCTGACATACTGCCGTCTTCGCTTGAGAGGTCAACGCTTGACTTGGGCTTACCGTCAACGCGCTCGATTGCGGTATGGATCAGTTTAAGAACGTCCGCGCGAATGTGTTGCAGGATAGCCGCTTCATTTTCGGTCATATCCTTTTCCAGCGCGCTAAGCAGCTTCTCCTCGATTGCAAACGCGCGGTCACGGTTTGCCTTGCGCAGTGCGATTTGTTCGGCAGTAAGTCCGCCTGGGTTGCCAGACTGGCCCGGCTTAAACTGCGTGTCAGGATGCGGCCACTGACCCATTAGAAACCTGCGTTCAAGTTATCAAACAATCCCATACTGCACGTCCAGCAGATACTCATCTAGCGCAAACTCACCCTCGTGAGTAAGCTGGAACACGACACGTCCGCGATAGATGCGCTGTTCGATTAGCCCGGCCTTGTGGCATTCCAGGATCACTTGCCGCGCGTTGACGGTGCTGTTGAGGCCGATTGCGCGGGTGACTTCCGTATTGCCGCGCGAAGGGTTGCCGGTCCATTCGATGCAGCCCGCGTCGTATAGGTGCTGCAACAGACGGGCCTTGTCTTTTCCTAGCGGCTTAGGTTCACCATACCAGTCAGGAACGCGACCATCTGCGCGCACTGCCTCTTGATCGTCCTGCCATTGTTTACGCATGGCATGCGCGAGTGGATCCTCTGCGTTTGGCGCATAGGATTGCAGATCGCTGGAAAAGTCAAAGGCCGGTTGCGTCATGTGGATTAGATAACGCAACTGGGTGGTGGTGTCAAAACGGCGGTTCATCGGCTAGGTCGCTAGGTCGCGTCCAGATCAGGAAGTCGGGGTGCATGCCGAGGGTTTCTAGGAAAAGGGCTAGGCGGGGTGGGATTTGCGGTGTGGTCATTTTTAAGCCCTTGCTTGTATTGTTGACGTTCGATCTGCCGCTTGACTTGCC